ACCAGCCGAATGTCGGCGCGGACGGTGACGGCTCCGAGACGGGCGAGACGCAGATGTCGGTCGCCGACCGCATCTGGTCGAACTACGCCGCGGCCACGGGCGCGAAGTCCGACAAGCCGCGCCTGAACTGACCCACCCGAAGATCGAATAGCAGGAGAGCATCGCCATGAGCGGCACCTTCCCGGATACCCTGGTCGCGTTCAACGCATCGGCCGGGTCCTACACGCCCCCGAACCTGTTCGCGGGTGAGGCGGACATCATCACCGACCGTGCCGAGGCGCGGCCGGGGATGCACTTCGCCAAGCACACCGTCCTCGCGCAGGATGCGGACGGCTACATGGTCATCTACGACCCGCAGACCCGCGCGTCCTTGGCCCTGACCTTCAGCGGCACGGGCACGGCGAACGACACCGTGACCATCGCCGGGACCGCCTTCACGCTGAAGGCCGCAGCAGCCACCGACCAGGAAGTCACCATCGGCGCGACTGCGGCCGAGACGGCGGCGAACCTGATGGCCGTGCTGAACAAGGCGGTGAACGTCGCCCTCACGGGCTGCTTCGCGTCCGTCAGCGGCGCGGTCGTGACCGTGACGGCCATCGTGGGCGGCACGGGTGGCAACTCCATCGCGGTCGCCGAGAGCGGCACGGGTGCCTCCTGGGCCGGCGGCGGGACCAATCTCGCGAACGGCTCGGCCACGCGCACCACGACCTACGGCAAGGCCATCGGCATCGCCCTGGAACCCGTGGCCGCGGTCGCTTCGCCGGTCGATTGCCCCTACTACTCGGGTGGCATCTTCAACCACGAGGCCCTGGTCTTCCCGGCGGCGGAATCCACGCTGGCGGCGCGCCGTGCGGCCTTCGCCGGCACGAACATCAACGTCGCGGCGCTGCTCTGACGGCCCGTAAGCAGAAGGAACTTCCGACATGAGCGGCACTCTCCCGATCTACAGCACCGCCGATCTGATCGGCGTGCAGCAGCGTCCGAACAACCAGCCCGACAACTTCTGGCTGACGTTCTTCCGGACCGAATACACGTCGCAGGCCGAGACCATCCTGTTCGATGACCTCGGCGACCGCGACCGCCGGCTGGCGCCCTTCGTGGCACCGATGGCGCAGGGCCGCGTGATGCGCGACAAGGGCTTCATCACGAAGTCTTTCAAGCCGGCCTACCTGAAGCCGAAGCACGTCGTCGATCCGTCGAAGGCGATCAAGCGTCGTGCGGGCGAACGCCTGACCGGCGAACTGACGCTGGAACAGCGGTGGGACGCGGCTATCGCCGACAACATGTTCGCCGAACGCTCGATGATCGAGCGCCGGTGGGACTGGATGGCGGCGCGCGCGCTGATCGACGGTGCCGTCACCGTGTCCGGCGACGACTACCCCGAGCAGTATGTCGATTTCGACCGGCACTCCACGCTCTCCTACCTGCTGACCAGCACGGCACGGTGGGGCGAGAGCGCGGCGAATCCGCTCGGCGACATCCGTGCCGCGCGCAAGAACGCCTTCGAGCGCGGCGGCTACCCGGTTCAGGACCTCGTGTTCGGGTCCGACGCCTGGGATCGCTTCACGGCCAATGCCGACGTGAAGGCGCTGCTGAGCACGGAAAACCGTGGCAGCACGTCCGACTGGCGGGCGCCCGTGATGAACGATGGATCGCCCTTCGCCTACGAAGGCTCCATCGGCAACGCGGCCATCGGCTCGGGCGGCATGATCCGACTCTGGACCTACTCGAACTTCTACGAGGAGACCCTGGGCGGCAACCGCGTGAACTATCTCGACGTGAATACCGTCGTCGGGATCGGCAACCCGATGGGCGTCCGCGCCTTCGGTGCGATCATGGACGCCGACGCGGGCCTCGCGGCGCTGCCCATGTTTCCGAAAATGTGGAAGAACCCGGACCCGTCCGTGAACTACACCATGACGGCCAGCGCGCCGCTGATGGTGCCGATGAACCCGAACAGCACCTTCAAGATCAAGGTCTACTGAGGTCGCTGGTCTGACGCTACGGGCGGTGGAAGCCGCCCGTAGCACTCTCGAAACACCGTCAGGGGAAACATGACGATGCTGCTGCACATCAACCCGATTTCCGTCGTGGTCGTTCGCGACGGCAAGCGCCATCTCATCGAACCGAGCGGCAAGCCGTTCGCCTTCACCGCCGAGGAGATCGCCGCTGCCGCCGAAGCCGGGCACGCCTTCATGCCGCACCGCGCCGAGGCGCCCGTGACCATCGCCGCCGATCCGGCGCCCGAGCAGCCGGCGGGTCGTCGCGGACGCCGCAAGGCGAACGAGACGAACGACGAGGACGAGGACGGCATCTGAGATGTCCTACTCCTTCGCGCATCTGAAGGGATCGGTCCGTGCGGCGGTGCATGACACCTTCGCCGTCTCCGCGCGCTATCGTGATGAGACGCTGATTGAGCCTGTTCAGATGCGCGTTCGGCTGCACACGCGCAACCGGCCCCTCGTGGACAGTGATGTCCCCGAGGGCTACGCCGTCATGGTCGAGCAGTCCGACCGCGTGGTGTTCGCGAAGGACGAACTGGCGGCGCTCGGTGTGACGCCGATCCGCGGTGCGGAGGTCGTGTTCACCGACTACGGCGTGACCGTGTTCCTGGATCGTCGTGATCCGGACACGGGGCCGGTCGAAGAAGTCTGGATCGTCACGCGATGAGCATCCGCGTCATCGCGCAGGGACTCAACGATCTCGAACGGTTTATGACCGTCGTGCCGGACGTTGCGCGCCGCGCCGCCACGTTGGCGATCAATCAGACCGCCGAGCGCAAGGGCATCCAGGCGCTTCGCGCGCAGATGGAAGAAGAAGTCGCCTTCCCGCCGCGCTATCTCGCCGACAAGCGCCGCTTCGGCGTCACCAAGCGCGCCACGAAGAACGACCTCGAAGCCATCATCACGGGGCGGCAGCGGCCCACAAGCCTCGCGCGCTTCGCCAGCGGCAACGCGCTGATCGGCGCTCGTGGCGGTGGACGCCTCTCCGTGCGGGTGAACCCTGGTGCGCGGAAGCAACTTCCGAGCCGGGCCTTCCTGATCCGGCTGCGGGCAGGCGAGGGTGCGGTCAGCGACGACGCCTTCAACATCGGTCTCGCGATCCGCCTGAAGGACGGCGAGCGTGTCACAGGCAAGAAGGTGATGGTGCCGTTCGGCGGCGGGCTCTACCTGCTCTACGGTCCTTCGGTCGATCAGGTCTTCCGCACCGTCTCGGCGCAGCAGGCACCGCACGTGGCCGACATGCTGACCGATGAGTTCCTTCGCCAGTTCAACCGCCTGATCGGAGAACGGTGATGCCGAGCCGGCAACTCGATATCCTGCGCGCTCTCACCGCGCATCTCGAAGGGATCAACCCGGAGAACGGCTACGACTACGACATGCGTGGTCGCGTGTTCCGTGGTCGTGCGGAGTTCGGTGACGACACGCCGCTGCCGCACCTGTCCATCCTCGAAGCGCCGCGCCCGGACGCCGAGCCCGTCGTCGGCGGTCACGAACGCGCGTTCATGTCCGAGGACTGGACGCTGCTCCTTCAGGGGTGGGTGGACGACGACAAGACGAACCCCACCGACCCGGCCTATGAACTGAAGGCCGCGGTGGAACTCCGCCTATCCGACCTTGTGGCGATCCGCGTAGCCAATGGGCTGCCGCTGGTCCCCTCCGCCTACCGTCTCGGGAATCGTCTCTCGCACATCGCGATTGGCCCCGGTATGGTGAGCCCGCCCCGGCCGAACATCTCGGCGAAGGCGTTTTTCTACTTGCCCATCGTCCTGAAGATCGCGTCTTCGCCGACCGCGCCCTTCACGACACCCTGACCATCGGCAACAAGGAGAGAGCCCATGCCGACCTTCACGAACAACCTGACGCTCGGGCGCGGGCGTCTCTATTTCGGTCGCTTTCCGACCGGCACGCTGGTCGCACCCGGCGTCAAGTATTTCGGCAACACGCCGGCCGTGTCGCTGAACGTCGCCGAGGAAGTGCTGGAGCACTTCGACTCCGACCAGGGTCTTCGGATCAAGGACCGCGTGGTCACTTTGAGCCAGGAGATGTCCGGCTCCTTCCAGACCGACAACATGAGCCGCGCGAACCTTGCGCTGTTCTTCGCGGCGGAGGAAGGCACGACCTCGCAGACCTCGGCCGCAGGCGTGGTCGAGTCGTTCTCCGGCATCGTCGAGGACTCCTACATCAACCTCGGCGTCACCGCGAACCGGCCGCAGGGTCATCGCGGCCTGACCACCGTGACCTCGGTCGTCAAGGGTGCCACGACGCTCGTCGCCGGGACCGACTACGAGGTTGATCTGGTGAACGGTCGCATCTGGCTCTCGGGCGCATCCACGGTGATCTCCGCGGGTGACTCGGTGGCCGTGACCTACACGGTGCCAGCCGCGGTGATCCAGCAGATCACCGATCTGAATGAGTCGATCTACGGTCGCCTCGAATACATCTCCGACAACCCGGTCGGCGACAACTACAACTATATCTGGCCGTATGTGAAGTTGACGGCGGACGGCGAACTCGCCCTGAAGGGCGACGAGTGGCAGGTCGCGAACTTCAATTTCGAAGTGCTGCGCCTGTCCAGCAATACGCCGCGCCAGATCATCCTCCCGGCCTGATGGCCGGGCGGTGACGTGCCCACCCCGGCGGAAATGACTTCCGCCGGGGATCACATGAACGGAGGGGAACCCGGACATGCTGCGTAACTTCAAGCCGCGGACGGCCACGATGCAGGCGGGCGACGAGACCGTCGCGCTGCGCGGGCTGAACGTCAACGATCTCTCCCTGCTGATGGAGAGCCACGCATCGAGCCTGCACGCCGTGTGGGATCACTGGAACAGCACGGGTGACGCGCCAACGGACGGCGCCCGGCAGGACCGTATGCTGGTGATGCTGCTTCGGGAGTTTCCGGCGCTCAGCGCCGACGTGATCGCCATCGCGGCCAATGAGCCGGATGCGGCAGAGCAGGCCCGCGCGCTCTCCTTCCCGACGCAACTCGACGCGCTAGTGAAGATCGCGCGCCTGACCTTCGAGGAGGTCGGTGGCCTGGGAAACTTCTTGTCGTCGCTGACCGTGGCCGCAAGCGGCCTCGGGCTCGCGCCGAGCGCCAGCGGCGACAAGACTTCCCCGGCGCTGTCTCTGGTCCCGAGCGTCACCCCCTGACCGAGACTTACATCGCGCTTCGGCGCGATGTGAGTATGCTCCTAGAGCATGGTCATCAAGACGCTTTCGACTATACCATCGCTCAGGTATGGTCGGAGGCCAAACTTTTTCGTCAGCGCATAGCCGAGCGCGTTTCTCTCGATGCGGTGATGCTCCATACCGTGATCGCGCAGGC